CGCGTTTTCGGAGTAGACGTCGTACTTTCCGGCGTATGAGCCTGGGACACGCGGTGTGTCCTTGCGCGGGATCGAGCCTCGGATTCGCACGGAGCGATTGTCGGAGTGCTCAGGCACGACGCCGGCGGGACCGATCTCGATTTCGTCTAGGGTGAGGCCGCGCTTGCCGGGCTTTGCGCGCATGCCCCACGGGTGGCCGTCCTCTTCGGTGACCACGCGGTCAGAGCGAACAGGAGTAACCGGCGCAGTCGGGTCGGCTTCGCCACCCAGCTTCTGAATGTCTTCAGCCGTAGTCGCCTCAGGACCGAACCGCTGGGACTGGCCCATCGGACCCCGGCCGGTAAGCTCGTTCATCTTCGAGGCGATGCCATCCTTGATGGCGCCCCTCAGAACCTCAGCGACGTCGGGGTGAAGCTTGTTCTCGGTCACCAGGATGTGGTTCATCACCGCATCGTGGATCTTGTCCAGAGCCTGGGAGCGCTCAACCTTGTTCCCGCCCGCGTTGTACATCTCGATCAGGCCGAGACGGGCTTCGGGGTCCATACCCTTAACCTGCTTCAGCATATCGAACACACGGTCACGAGCGTCATCGGCGTTGTGGTCGACGAACCCTTGCGGGGTTCGGTCTCCGAAGTTGTGGACGATCGTCATCGGGGCACCCATGCCCCGCTTGACTGCGGTCATCACGAAGTTGCCGCCTATCGGCTTAGGCCTCTTGCCTGCCGAGCGGATCGCTCCACGTTCAGCCGCAGCCTCCGTGTTACGCAGACCGAGAGCACCCATACGGTAGGCCTTGCCGATAGTCCCGAACAGAGGCGACGCAGCAGGCGTCCAGTCGTCCATAGTGCCCAGTACCGAACCGAGGTACTTCTCATTGTTGATCAGCTCATCGTAATCGGAAGACAAGGTCTCAAGCTTGCCAGCCTTCCACTGCTGGGCCTTCAGGCCATCCGCAAGGGTGGTCTGCTCCGCAGGGCCCACCAGCTTCAGCGGGTTCTTGGAGGCAATCTCAGAGGCAGCAGTGCGGTTGATAGCCGACTGCTCAGCAAGCCGTCCCCAGGTGCGGTCCCAGCCATCCTGGCGAGGACCCGGAGTCGCAGGCCTCGGATAAGGAGCATCGAGGAGCTGGGGAAAGTTGGTGGTCGGCGTCCCGGGCGCCGCACCGGCAGCAAGGCCAGAGTCGGCACCAGTCTCGTAGTTCTCCTTGAAGTGGGACAGCATGTTCAGGTTCATCTTCGTGCCCTCAAGGAGGACGCGGTTGTCCATGGCCTGACCGATCTTCTTCAGGACATCGGGTGCAGTCTTGGCGAGATCAGCAGCGGCATTGGAATCACCGGCAGCGAACCTCCAGAGCTGCTCCATGTTGTCGCGAGGAGTATCCTTGGCCAGCTTGGCGATGTCGTAGCGAGCCGGGTTGATCCGGCGACCGCGACCCCACATCGGGTGGCTTGCGATCTCCTCGACAGTCCGGCCGTCAGCCTTCATCCAATCGAATGCCTTCTGCATCGACGGAAGCTTGGACACCTCTTCGGGGGTCTGCTGCTTCATGACCAGGTCGAGAACGGGCCCGCGCGTGCGGGCCACACCAGCAGCACCCTTGACGACAGCGGCGTGTTCAGCAACCTGAGGAGCAAGCTGAACGGACCGGGCAGCCTTGACGGTCTTGGCGGTACCACCGACGATCGCACCCGTAGCCGGGTCGATCACGTTGAACATGAAGTCCAGAGAGCCGGAGCCGATGTTGTACTTCCAGTCGCTCTTGTCCCGCCAGAAGTCCGTGTCGTACACGAACCTGCTGACGTTTTGCTTCACCATGTTCTTCTCGTGCTGCGACAGGTTCTGGCCGTCGTCGCCGAAGTACTGAGAGATGTACGTAGGATCGCCAGTGGCGTTACGAACATCCTCGTAGTTGGTGAACGCCTGACCGGGCGAGATGTGCTCAGCCTTGTTGTAGTCCTGACTCCAACCGCTGAACAGGCCAGCGGTGTTGTCACCAAGATCCATGCGGGCAGAGTGGAGGAGCAGGGTCGAGATCGGCTGAGAGATCACGTTGGACATGACCCAGCGCAGGCCGGTAGCCGTCTTGTCGATCGGATACTCGACAGCCTTCTTAGCTATGCCCCAGCCGGGGATGTTGGACAGCCACGAGTCCGTCTTGCCAAGGGCGCCACCAACGGCGCCCATGAACCCACCACTGTCCTTCTGTGCCTGCTCCTGATCCTGCTTGTACTGGGTCTGGGTGCCCAGCAGGTTCGTGGGGACCGTCCCGGCAGTGACGGCAAGGTTCGGGTCAGAGTAGAGAGCCTGCCCCGCGTCCCTCATGCTTGTGTCCCACCACCGGCTCATAGTCACCTCACATAGTTTGTGCTTGGATCTGCCTCACGAGATTGCGGGCAGCATCTGAATTACCGCTGTCGGCCATGTACATCAGGGCCGGAAGGTAGGCTTTCAGCTTGTCCATCTGCCCGCTGGGCTGAGTGGACGAAAGCACCTCGGGTCCAGCGCCCGCCCCAGAGGCGGCGCCATCGGTGACCGGAACGTCAGGCTGGGTCGTGTCCTCGCCAAGGCCGGTGACGTTAGCGCCAGCCCCACCGAACATCGACTGAAGATCCGGAGCAGGCGCTGAAGGCGCCTGACTCTGGAGTCCCTGCTGATCCGCTTGATACTGAGCTTGCTCGCCGTAGCCAGCATTGGGGAGGTCACGGTTGGCCTCCGATACAGCCTTGTCAGTTCTCTGCGAGAACTTGCCAGGGCCAGGGGTTGGTGTCCCCATGACCTCTCCCTTCGCTTACTTGGGCATGTGCTTGTCGGTACCGCGCATAACCTGCTGCGGGTCGAACGTGCCAGTCTCGACAGGACCGTGAGACTTCCAGTCGCCACCTGCGGCAACGACTTCCTTCTGCGAGTCGACACGGCCATCGTTGTAGTTGACGTCCTGAACGGTGAAGCTCAGCTCCGGGGGAGTGAGCGCAGAACCCTTCTCGGACTGCCAGACCCCTTCGGGCCCGTGGTCTCCAGCCCAGAGGGCACCCTTGAGATCGCCCTCAAGCCCGCTGGACGAATTGACCTGGTGGTACGAAGTGCTACCAGTGACGGTCATCTATCCTCCTATGATGTGAATAAGGAACCAGGCGGAAAAGGCGAGCCAAGATACGGTGAAGACCGCCTTGCCTGTCTTGGTGTTGGTGTGGAACCAAGCACGGGTTCGTTCAGACAGCGTATCGCCGTTCTTTCTGTTGAAGATCCCGTACGTTTCGTACGCGGCACCAGCCGCGAAGAGCATGCCCCAGGCTACGTCGGGGCTCATGCGATCGGACTCTGTCGACGAGTCTGGACCGAGGCTGTAGCCTGGCCGCCAGACGTGAGGCCAGCGAGCATGCGTTGCATGTCCATGCCTCCTACTTGCGCCGCTGGTCCACCGCCGCCAGGAGCCTGACCGGGTCCAGGGCCTTGTCCAGGTCCCTGAGGTCCTCCGCCACCTCCAGCCAGAGCCGCAGCCATTGCATCTTGTGGCGAGCCCGCTCCAGCAGGCTGCTCCTTCGGAGTGAAGACCTTAAGTACGGCATCATGTACCGACTCGCCCTTCTCGCGTAGTTCAATGAGCTTAGCCATCTTGGACAGCGCATCAACCGGATCAGCTTGACCCTGAAGAGCCATCTGAGGAATGGCCTGCGCATAGCCCATCATCCCCTGCTTCAGCGCATCGGTGAACTGTTCGTTGTCGATCTGGGTCTGCATCTGGACCACGTCGATCCCCATCGGAAGTTGACGTTGAAAGAAGTCCCGCGATATGAGCTGGTCACCGCGAAGCTGAAGTAGACCCACAATGGCACGAGCGGGGTCCTGGCCCGCAGCAAAACCGTACGTGACATCGACGGTGTAGTTTCCCGCAATGTCCTTACTCGGAACATAGGTCTCCTCGAAGGGCGTTCCCTGAGCTGTTCCACGGATCACCTTCTTCTCGGAGGGCCAGAGAGCATGGTCCATCTCGAAGGCCAGCATGATGGCATGACGGAGAGTCTCACCAATGACGGTCTGACCCGTAGTTACGACCGTGTTGAAACCGCCCATAAGGGCCTGTACGCCCTTGCCAGTGATGATGCTGGCGTCCAGGTTGCCCGAGCGGACTTCGGGGCTTCTCGTGCCAGTGCGGAGCTCCTGCTCCAGTACCTGGCCCTCCTGGAAGGCGGCCTGCGGTACGTCGATGCCGACTCGACGGATCTTGTCGGGAGAGTCCGTTCGGATGACTGCGTCATCTCCGAACGTCATCTTCTGGACATCGCGGGGGACAGCCAGCGGGGCGCGCACAGTCTTCTCTGTGGCTTCGAGACCGAGCAGGGCCATGCGCGCCTTAGCGAGCTGGACCCAGATGGCATCGTCGTACGCACCGCGAGTCTCGTTGTCGTAGCCGGGACGGTGGCCGACGGCGATGAAGATCTTGCCCATCGGGTTGGGCATCTGGTCGATGACGCGGTTGCCATGGTTGGGCATGTACATCAGGATCGTGTCAGCGTCAACGTACTTGACAACCTCGATCTCACGCTCTGCCCAGCCGAGGTCGGTCTCCCCGACCGCGTTCGTCTGGAGATGCCGGATCAGCTCGGGGAACTTGGAGGCCAAGTGGATGGCTTCCTCCCGCCACACCTTGGTGTAGCTCTTGAGCCGACCGAACATGTCACAGTCCGGATAGACGCCCATCGGGTTCTCGACCCGGATGTGAGGACGCTTCTCCTCGAAGTCCGGCTCGACCGAGTAGATCGCCAGACCGTACGTGGTGTAATGATCAGCAAGCTCCACCTGGCGCCCGGCCGGAAGGCCGGACGACTGGAGGTAGTAGTTCGCGATCTTGGTCTTCTTGCCACCGAACTTCTTGGCCTTGTCGGTGGTGGTGATACCAGTCGTGCTGTTCACGCTGGGCATCGTGCCCATGACCTCTGCAAGGTCACGAGCGCTGGTGTCGATCAGGTTCGCCACGATCGGCTTAGGCCAGGCTTCAGGCATGGAGCCCGGGATGACGGTATCGATGTCACCTGACCGGACGTCGTGGACGTCTCGGTGCCTCTGGTCACGATCAGCGGCAGCACGGCGTAGTGCCTCGACACGGTTAAAGATGCTTTCGAGACTAGCCATGTCACCTCCTTAGATCACTTGGGCGGAGCCACCTTGAGCAGCTTCCACGTGAGAGGACCGAGATGCCCATCGGCATCTCCGGCCAGTTCCTTATGGTTGGACTGGAACCACTGGATCCCCTTACGGTCGCCCGGCCCAAAGACCGGCGACGGTCCAACCTTGTATCCCTTGTAGCCAGCCCGAACCAGGGCCTTGCCCAGCTCGGTCACGAGCTTCGAGGTCCGGCCGTAGAAGAAGTACTTGTCGCCAGGGAAGGCCGCGTAGTGAGGAGCAGGGACAGGTGCGGGCTTAGCCCCGAAGATATTGCCCATCGGGCCCGGATCAACGTGAGAGTTTCCGGGTACCTGGTTGTGGCCGTAGTGGCCGCCCTTGCCCTGCCAGGTCAGTTCGGAGACAGTGTCGCGAGTGAAGCCGGTAGGCTCACCGCCAGGCCAGACATCCGGGATTCCGAGCGAGCGAAGCCACGCCATGATCTGGGGAAGAGGCTTCATCGGTGTCTCGGCAAGCGTGTGGTACACCTTGCCGTTTACGGTCTCACCTGCGGTGAAGACCCACTCGATCTGAATGTTGTACTTGCCGGTGCGGTTGGTCCGCACTGCCCCATCGTTCTGGAGCGAGAGGCTGCGGGAGTCGGCGGGGAAGAACTGGGCAATCTGACCAGTGAAGGGATCGGCAAGGATGTGGGGCGCCACGTCGGCGCCACCACCGGTGAACCAGCCGTACTCGTTGGTGAACGTCCAGTCCTTCGAGTTCGAAGTGATGTGGTGAGTAGCCCGTGCCGGTCCTCCTGACATCGCACCGTGGTTCCCCAGGTCATGCCTGGAAGCTCCAGGCATCCAAAGGTCTACCATGACTTAGTACCCTCCTTGGGTCAGTTCCAGAACTCTCCACCGCCGCCGTAAGCGGCGGTCTGCGAGAGGTAATCCAGATCTATCGTTGTCTGCTTCTCGCGGTCGCGAGGAGACTGGTACTCGTTGCTGAGGTGGAACACGGACTCGATGTCGTTGACGATCTCGCGTGCCCGGGTCTCAGCGAACCACAGCGCCATGACCGTGTCCTGTTTGGCCTTGGACTGTGGGAACCATGTGGTGAGCTGCTCGACGAGGGACTTAACGCCCTCCTGCTGCGAGCGACTGGGAAGCCTGATGAGACCTCGGTCCTCGAGCGCGCCGTCGAACAGCATGGACATGGAGGCCACGCCGAAGTCGATGTCGTTCTTGTTGGCCCCGGTGAAGTGTTCCTTCAGGATCGTGCCACGGCTACCGAGGAAGTTCCTGAGGTCACGGTTCTGCGTGACCATCAGGTTCATCGCGTTCTTCTCGATGACCCACTCGTGCATGTGGTACTTGACGGTCCAGTCCTTCAGCTTGTCGAAGAGGTCGTCCGGCTTCTGATTGGGGGCTGTCCATACGTCGAGGACGTACCGCATACCTGACATTCGATCGACACCGAGCACGACGGCGGCAGCATGTCCGGTGATGGCAGGGTCGAAACCCCCGACCACGTAAAGCCCATCCATTCCATGTGCGCGATGGCCGGGCGCCCCGGGTGACATGAGGCCTGCGGCACGCATCCCATCGATGCTCGCAGCAACCTTGTTGGCTGGGAAGATCGCATCCTCGACCACCTGTTCTTGCTGGTAGACCATCTTCCAGTTCTGGGCCGAGCTGGTGGCTCGGCGCCTAGCTAGGGCCTTGCCCGAGTGCCAGGGGAAGAGTCCGTCCGGCCCTGCCTCCACCAGTCGTCTTGCTCCGAGCGAGACCGGGGGTCGGTTGGTCCAGGGTGCGAGAACAGTCCAGTCGTCGGGTGACTCTGCAAACTCAAGTACAGCGGGCTGAGTGAGGTACGTCCAAGGAGACTCTTCATCCTGACCGTACCACTCTGGCTTCTGGATCTCGGAGTAGAGCTCAAAAGGAGCAAGG